TCAATCTTAATCCTCCCTGCTACCAATCACCCACAGAATATCTGAACGTCTATTATCGACTGATTCTTGTTGAAGATGAGAATGATACTACAAATAATGCTTGGGTTAAAGAGCAGTTTCTTTTGGACATTGACAGAGGTAACAAGCGTTTCTACCAAAATGATAATATTCAGTTGTATCCTTTTAGAATTCAACAGGATCTGGGCGCTAATGGATTTGTTAATTTCATATCAACCGAATATGTTAACCTGGGTTCTAAGGAAACAGTTCACCCCAATGGATTGAATCTTTCTTTGTATTCGGCAAGAAAGATTTATAACTATCCTGACGGTGTTCCTAATCAATATAATCAGATCCAAGATACTTTCTTAAACACCATAGTTCGTGCTGGTCGAACCCGTTATGATTATATGGTTTCCAATCTCCATCCTGATAAATTCACACTTGAGATTGGTGAAAAAGGATTTACGGGTATCGGTAATGTTTTTGGTACTTCTGCTGGTTCAGATTCAAACTACTTTGATGCTGCTTTCTTCCCGTTAGGATCTGGAAGAATGTATGTTTCTGGTAAATGGAATGGTGCGGATATTAAGCAACCATTTCCTTCAAAATTCGTTGCATACATTACAAAAACTGGTCAACTTGCAACCGATATGGAATATCATGTTCGTGAGTATCATCGGTCACCAAATTCTGCACTAGCTTTGTTCCCTCAGTTTTATGCTTATAATTATAACCCCAGTTCTGATATTGGCTATCTTTATAATTCTATATTGAAACCAAACATGTACTCAAAACCAGATAATGTCCATGTTAGTGGATCTCCTGGTATAAGAAAATGGATTGAAGATAGGGCATTTATCGTATTTGATTCAACTGGTATTACCATCTATGACATCTATTATGGAAAAATAGAATCGTGGGATGCTTCAACTACACCCCAATTGGCTGTAACGGATGTTAGAGATGTTAAAGTAGATTCTTACGGAAATATTTGGGTTGCTTGTGCAGCTACTGGATTGTGGAAACTAACTATAACAGAAACCCAAACTACTCTTGTTCAGATTGGTGCACCACCAGGTTGCCAATCTAAAGTTTATGCACTTGACGTAGACAAATTTGGTAACGTCTATGCCATCTTCTGGGGTTTGGGTTTGCATTACACAACTGACGGTGGAAATACTTGGGTTAATGCAATCATCAACTATCCTTCTTTCTCGGATTTTGATGAAGGCGGCACGAATTCTAAATGGCGTTTCTGTTCAAGATTAATCGTCAACCCTCATCGAGATGCACGTAACGGCGATGCTCAGATTTTACTTTTGCAACGAACAGATGTGAATGATGGTTCATCAACTGCAGGTTGTTGGTATGACCAAATTTCAGCTGGTGTAACAGGTATCACGAATTCTACACTAAGAGGACAGTTGACCTTTGTTAGAAATTCAGCCCGTCATCAGACAATGATTGTTGCATCTGTTGCAAATAAATGGTTGTTCTTACCCGAAAGCGGAGATAAAATCTTAAGTATTTCTTTCCAAGACAACTCCGCAGCAACTACCATTAATAATAGAATAGTTCAAAGGGGCGAGAGTAACTACAACGGCGCATTGATTAGACATCTAGAATATGCTTATGAATGGGATTCTAATTATGGCCAATATCGTGAATTTGCTTATATCCCATCAGTAAATTCAGTGAGTCCTGCAATTTTAGACATTGCTTTGAATGACTTGCAAATTATTCTTTTTCCTAGAGGAAATTATGTTAATTGGGATAACAGAGCGCCTTATAACAGTGCAGCATGTTTCATAGGTAAGAATAGGGTAGTTCAATTCGAGGTAACTTACACAGATTATCTAAACTTCTACATGATTTGGGGAGTTCGAGAAAACATCAAAACTTTTAAAGAATGGAAAACCTTCAACTCGACGCTATGGGGGTGGGATGGTGGAAAATGGGTTAAGAATCATCCGGGTTCAAGAACAGGCCACACAACCGTAGAACCTTTCGTCAAAGGACTTAGCCTAAGATTCGAGAACGGACCTTCTTCCACAACGTCCTTTGTAGCAACCGACCAATACACTTTCACTTGCTTTGATGGTTATTACAAGGATAATTCATCTAAGATGTGGATCAAAGACACTGTCTATTACAAACCAAAGTCAGTAGAGACAACTTTTACTCCACCTAAAGTTAGTTTGTATGATCGTTCAAGTCAGATTGGGATTTTGAATAGTCCCGACATTAACGTAGACTGGAACATTGACCAACTACCAGATACCACTTATGATGGTAGGCCTTTGGTGTTGGATGGTGACCAATATTATCACTATGTAGCATACTTAAACTACTTTGAAGAAGTAGGCCAGTATGGTATGAAGGATGAAAAATTTAACCAACCACCAACTTCTATTGAAGGCTCTCTGTCCCCTTCTCTAGACCTACCAATCGTCTGGTCAGGAACAGGTGATTCAAAAGCTACAACTTATTTTGATGGCGAAAGTGGAATCTTCTACGCATCACAAACTCGTTATTCAATGGGTTCAGATGTTTTCACCATTGAGATGTGGATCTATCCTTCATCCTTCAATGTGACGGAACAAGTTCTAGTCGATTTTAGAGGAGCTCAGAACGAAATAGGTAGGCTGGCTTTAAACACCAACGGCCAACTTGCATGGTGGAACGGTTCTTCAGAATTTGGTCAGACAGGCCCTTCTGTTATTGCCGATTCTTGGAACTTCATTACACTAGTTCGTAAGGCAAACAATGCTTGGGAAATGACGTTGAATGGAACATCTGTTGCAACTTGGACAGATTCGACAGGCTTCGCCTCAACTAGACCACTACATATAGGTAAACGTTTTGCGCGAACCACAACTTGGACAAACGAAAATGGTTCAATACCTACAACCAAGTTTGCCAACCCTTCAGGTGTCATGTGTGCCGAAGCTTTTGTTCCTAATACCACAAATACAGCAACCCACGACTTCTATCAATATAAGACTCTTCAGTCAGGTACTTATACCTCAAGCATTTTTGCCAAGAAGGGAACTCGACGTTACTTCATGTTGAGAACAGGAATCAACGGTTCGGATATTCGCTCTGTCTATGATTTTGACACCGATACGTTCGTTACCGTAGGTGCGGGTCATGCTGTAGGTAGAGAGGTTCTTACAAATGGTTGGGTTCGTCTGTGGGTGACTGCTACTGAAAACACAAACAATGTCTCACGATATTTTGCTTGGGGCCCATCCGGAACATCTAACCCAACAACGAGCTGGGCTGGGGATGGAAAAGAAGAAGCGTGTTATGTCTGGGGTGCTATGTTGGTTTCAGGTAATGCGCCAGGAACCTATACGCCTTCAGGTTCAAAAGAAAATCTATGGTTGATGGATAGTGAGAACTTCGGTGGAAATTGGCGAGGCTTCAGAGGAAATATAAGCAACCTAAGAATCACTAAAGGTATTGCTCGTTACAATGGAAACATAAATCCTTTGCCCAATAAACCATTCCAGAATACGGGTAATAATTTTTCAGGAGCTCGACTAAAATTTCCAGGTAACTATCTACAAGGTGCAGTAATAGCTAAGAAAGAACTGGTCGGTAACTGGGAAGTGGTTTTCAGAGATCTAACATCTTGGTTCGGAACAACAGATGGTGGGCGACCCACACTTGTTTTCGGTATTACTAGTTCGCCTACAGTCAACAACCTGACAGATATAGGATACCGATTCTTGGCAGGGCGAAACAACAATCTATTGTTTCAGACCTGGATGGATATATGGGGTAATGGAAACCTAGGAACAGATGTGAACGCTGTTAGGTTCAGAAAGGTAGGCCAGACAATCTTTGTAGACACTAGTAATACCAATGGTATCTTCTGGACACAGCGATATAGTTACACCGATTTTGCAGGTATTCATTATATTGCTATGTGGCAAGAGAAACCTTCTTCGGATAATGTAAATAGACCTTTGTTTTCGCCTTCGGTTGAGATTGTCACAAACGGTTCTGATTACATTTCTAGGGTAGGTTCTAAGGAATTTGCTTCAGGATCCTTCCATCCTAAATTCTTGGCAGTGGATTCATATTGGGAATCCGATTTCAAGATTGAATTGAATGGTGTCCCCACAACCAAGAATCGTTCTAACTACCAAGCTGAAGCATTGCCTCTTGAAGGTGAAGTTTATCTACACCAGCACGGAACACTAAGATTCCATCCCAATGATGTAGGAAAGACGATCACTGGAAAAGTCATGTCATTGCATGACTGATTTTAGGAAAGCCACCAAAAGTGGCTTTCCTTTTAATTAGGATCTTTTTCTGCAACAAATTCTTTACTTGGAAGCTCTTCTTCAGAACTCTTGACAGGTTGTTCTTTCTTCTTCTTAGTCATTGAAGAAGGATTGAGATAAGATTTCACTGATGCAATATCATAAGCACCTGTGATCAATTTGCAGATTGCCTCAGCTTCAACGAAGGTTACGCTTTCCAGAAGAATGAAGAGTTTTCTCCTTTTCGTCTCTAGATCTTTGTAAAAGGGCGAATCTACGGTGAAATACTTCAATTGTCTAAGTGCCTTTTCCATTGACTGAAAAGGAACCTTATTCTCACTGTTGTAATTGCCTTCGGGCAATTCGATAAACTTATAACTCAAGACTTCTTTCATCAGGCCAACAAGCATCTCTTTGTTCTTGGCCGATTCAAAGGCTTTCCTTACTTGTGTCTCACCGAATGAACCTAGTAAATTCACTAGGTCTTGTGAAATTCCATTACTGGAAAAAACTGTCTTCTGCACAAATTCCATAGTCTGATTCCTTAACTTTAAAGAGTTCTATGTCTGAAAGAATACGAGGCATCTTGCGTGCCACAAATAACTGATATAGTTTATTTATAGATCCAACTGGCTTCTTGTTGAACTCCTCTAGAATGGCTTGCTGGATGTTCTCAGGAATCTTGGTGAAGTCGATCAGTTGTTCATTCAGATCATAGCGTTCCTTGTGGTCACGATAGATTCGTGCAGGGTTTGCATGAAACTCATCTTTGAATTTTTGGGTGATAGGATTCTGCCGTTTGCCCATCACAATCGAATCTGCATCTGAGCGAATGTTGGGAATACCGTCACTAGGATCGCCGGTCAAAATCAATTCTGCAAGCTCCTTCTTAGGATCATCTGTTGTGATCCATTTCTTCATGATAGGAGAATATTGTGAAACACCTTTCTTAAAATGGAGCTGCTTGTAATCTTTGTCTGATGAAAGTATCAGTGTAGGCATGTCACCATACTTCATAGCCAAGACTGCAATAATATCGTCTGCTTCTGCTTTTTCAACATGAATTGTTTTCCACGGAATGCATTCTCGAATCTCCTGTGTGACAGTGTTCACAATGTCAAACAAAGCATCCCAATCTAAGCCCGAAGCTTCTCGTGCTTTTTTACGATGCGCTTTGTAATGCTCAAAAATATCACGACGCCAATATCCGTTCTTAGAATCAATTGCAAGGACGGGCGCACCAAATTTTGAACCAAATTGCTTACGATATGAGAGCAACGTCATGAAGATCATAGAGCGAGCTAGATCTTTATTGATGCCATTCTTCTGGTTCTGAAGGATTACAGAGAACAAGGTTTGGGAAAGGTCAATCAGTATCATACTTTAGTCTCTCCAATTTAGATTATGATTGCTTATTATAAAAACAAAAGGGCTAGAAAACTAGCCCTTTCCTAAAAAAGAACAGGATTACTGTTCTCTATCAGTCATCTTCTGCAAGAGACTTGAAGAATGCGAGATCGTCGTCATCTTCTTCGGCATCTTCTGCCTTCTTGGACTTAGCTTTTGGCTTGTCGTCCTCTCTTTCCCAAGGAAGGCTTTCTTCTTTCTCTGAAGACACCCCATATTCACGACCAGTGCTGCGAGGAGCTTCTTGCTCATCTTCATCTTTAGATTCTTCCTTTGTAGATTTCACTTCTCCCAACACTTGAGCAAAGCGAGCCTTCAATTGCTCATAGCTCTTGAACTTCTTTGGATTGGTGAATTCGCTAAGGTCATACATTTTCTCCAGCACTTCCATTAGCTTTTCTTCATCACCATCATAGAGATCGGAAGCTGGTTCCACAGTTGTGTCATCGTAGTTGCGATAACCGTCTTTGTTCTTGATCTTGAGTTTAACCACACAACCATCGAAGAAACCAAAAGGATCTCGAGGATCTTCACCATATTCTTCTGGTGGATTCATGGCTGTAACTAACTTGTCATAGATTTTCTGACCATAGCCAAACAAGAAGATCTTGCCTTCGTTCTCTGGGTTTTTGGGATCCTTGATGACAAGAATGTTGCTAATAAAGCGAAGGCGACGCTTGCGCTCACGGACAATTTTCTTATCATTTTCAAAACCACTATTCCAAAGTTCTGAATTTGAATCACACACCGGACATTTTTCACCAATAGTGGTTGGACATTCTTCAATGAACCACTTAGACCCTACTTTGAAACCATGACTGTAAGACTTGACGAAAGGTAGATCTTCTTCTGTCTTGGATGGAAGGAAACGAATTACTGCAAATCCGTTACCGTTACTATCAACAGTGGGTTGCCAAAAGCGTTCATCTGAAACTTGAGATTCACCTTTTTTTGTAGAGGCTTCTTGGACTTTCTTTAGAAGGGCTTGAGCTGTGTTGCGACGAAGTGCTGATCGATTGATTGTCATCTAAAACTCCTTTTCTTAAATCTGAACCACGAGATGCAATGATGCAAATGAATTATAACATGTCTGATCCACGTCTGAAATAATATACCAAGATATCTATGCGAAAAATGGTTTGGCAATTTTAGATATCTTGGACTTCTCTGGATTGAAGAAAGACTTGTATTTTTCGATACGTAGTTTTTCATCTTTCCAGACAAGATCATTGATGTGCTTTGAAAAATCTAAGAGGTAATCCAAAGCACAATAAGTTTCTATGTTTATTTGTTTGTTCAATAACATTCTTCCAATCGGCGGAACTTCGAAAGGTGTTCTAACTTTCACCGCACTAATCATATCGGGATATTCTTCTTTGATTGAAGAAAGATGGTTCTCAAAATTATACCAAAACCCAGTGATGTCTGCATTATGGCGATGTTCTGCCTTCTCTGCTTCTGGTGTTGCAATTTCATTCAACCAACAAACCTTGTTCTTGAATAGTGCTACAAGACGATTCTCAAGTGTCTCTCTTGTTGCAAACTTCCGACCAATAGCGTTAGCTAAAACAAGATACTTTCCCATGGTTGAATCGTCAACACGCTTAGGTCCGTAGGTCAAGTAATCATAGGTTTTTTGGGAAAAGTGCAATCTCATCCCAAGAAAAACTTGATATAATTCTTTACCTGTCATTCAAACAACACCTTAGGTCTACTTGTTTTCTTCAAAAGACCTTGTTCTTCACCTTCAACACGTATCTTCTCTTTCAGAGATCCTGTGATATAAGGTGCAATCCAAGCAGGGTCCCAATCTAATTTTCTAGCAAATTCCAGTGCTGCTGAGATAAAGTCAATTTTCTTCTCCAAAGCAATTTTCTCAATCTCTTCTACTACATTGATTTTTTCAATGAGATCTTCTGTAGAAAGTGTGTCTTCCGATTCTTGCTGTTCTAACATAGTGTTTGCTCCATTCTGGTCTGACAGTTTCGTTGTGGAAATGAGTAGCTCCCTTTGTAGGGTCTTCGTATCTTCCTCTGAGGATATTATAGGCTATTCTTAATGACACCGCATCGAATTTCTTCTTGGATTTGTTCTTGCACATTCCCGAAAACTGACAGATGTTCTTTGTCTTTTGATTTACAACATCACAAACAGTGCTTGGGTAATACTTGCTCTTGGTGCGATTTATTATTACCGAACCAATTGCAATTTTCCCCTTCTCCGATTCTCCTCTGGCCTCATCATAGATGACCTTAGCCATGCAAAGCATTTCTTCGTTCATCTTAGATGCCATCACCTTAACTGAATTAGGAACATCGCCCGACCCCGCTTTTCTGTTAGGCACAAGAATAGCAAAGGAACATAAGGCAATGATGAACAAGAATCTAATAGCCGTACTTTTCCCAAAAGTTTTTTCGGATTGCAACCAACTCTGATCTCGGTGTGTCGTTCTCATAGAAGTTAAAAATCTGAACAAAGCCCTCGCGGTTTACCATGAAGATTTTTTGTTCCTCAACGTCTATCCCCAAGGTTTCTTTGATCATTATAGCATAGAAAGCGAGCTGCTGTCTATAGGAAGAAATGTCTTTCTTAGACTTCCCGCTTCTGGTATTTTTGTAGTCGACAAGAGCAATCTTACCTTCTCTTGTCTTGCACAACATATCAAACCTTCCTGCTATTCTAAAAGAATCAGACCAGACAGGTTCTTCCATGTAAAGAACTTGGTCAACGATCTTCAGTAACCTGGGTTTTGCTACCCTGAACATCTGTTCAGCTTTCTTCTCTTCGAGTGTCTCAGACGTCTTGGGTTCGAATTCCTTGAGCAAACACTCAAAGAGATAATGAAGATGAGAACCTATGTCTGTGGATTCTTTTACAATACGATCTGCATTTTCTGCACCTATCCTGTCACGCCATTCTTGGAGCCAAGTGTAATCACCATAGGCACCAAGAATAGTGGTAACAGAGGGATAGTCTCCATGAGGAGTAACATAGAATCTTCCGATTCCTTCCTTGTTATATGTAAGCATCAGATGTGCAATTTACGAAAATCTATTTTTTGTAGAATTTTCATGTTATGGTTCGACATATTGCCGACCTCAACATAACGCCAAAATGCTCTCACCAGAGGCATGGGACTTGGAGTCACATAGGGGAAACAGATAGGATCAAGCTTTAGACGAGTAGCAGCAATGCTACATCCCAACTTCTTGTCAAAATTCTCATCCTTAGAGCACACTGAAATCCCCACACTTGCAACACGCTTTTCATAGTCGATCTGAAAGGCGTATGTTACTCCACCTCTGGGTTCAATCTCATCCACTTCCTTATTCAGATAGCGACTATAGCGAAAGATAACAGGTGAGATTTTGTAGTTTGGATTTGGTTTGGTATTCCTTTCTTTCTCAATCATATCTATTCGCTTTTCTAGATTTTTGATCATATTAAGAAAAATGTTGTTGTTCTGGGACATGAGGTCCAAAACTTTAGCAACAGCCTCATCTTTCTGCATCTTCTCTTTCCTTTGCTTGCCTATGAAACTAGGTTGAACTAAAACTCAATATAAGGATTCCCGACCTGAAAAACTTTCAAACCCATGCTGCGCCACATCCGAGTAACCTGAGGTCGATCATCAAAGACCATCTTCACATCATACTTCGGAGCAACATCTCGCCAGAAGATTTCAGACTTGATGACAGAATCCTTACGATTGTCACCAACATCGCGCATGAAGAAGTCATCATACTTGATCCCATGGTGAATCAACCATTCTTCAGTTTGAGGACGACAAATACCATCTCGTCCAGAGAGAACAACAATCTTCCAGTCTCCGGTGTTTTTCAGGGCCTTCACAATTGAAGAAACTTCTTCATCCAACTTGTCTTGACCAACCCTGTCCCAGTCATAAGGTCCACGACCCCGATTCATCTGAGCCAATGTTCCATCGATGTCCACAATGACAGCTTTGGGTTTATCGGGGCTACCTTTGTATTGTCGGATGTTCTCAGCATACCATTGCTCAAACTGATGAGCCAAGACGGAAATACCGACACCATTCTTGCGCTTAGCGTCGCGCTTCAAAGCTTCCTCGAAGGAAACAGTGAAGCTTTTGATCTCAACCTCATAACCGAGGTCTGAGAGTTTGGCAATCAACGATTCCCGCCGAACACGGTTCAGATTAGTATCTGAGATGATGACATTGATACCGTGCTCAGCAGCCATCTTGAGCATGGAATCTGCACGTTCAGCGACTTCCTTTTCCCACTTCCAATTCCATTTGTCCCACTCAAGTTCCGAGGAGATTCCTTTCTCATTAAGGATCTCCTTGCGGATTATGTCCCTTTCGATCTGTTGCCAAGAAACGCCCTTATCGGCTTCTTGAAGAATGAAGCTCTTTGCCCAAGTGGACTTTCCCGAAGCCGAGACGCCCACGGTTACGATTGCTTTCATGTCTTTTGCTCAGATAAAAGCGTTTTCGTATTCAACACTCACACAAAAATCAACCAATTCTTCCTCAGACAGATCTTTAGGAGCACCATATACTTCGGCAACGAAATCCAAGCCCCTAGAAAGAATCTCTTCACGAACTTCTTCTTCCAGTTCCGTCACAAAATTTTTCACGATACCCATTCCAAAACTCCTTTCAAGGACTTACTATATGACCAAATTATATGATGTGCTTTAGTGCATGTCTACAAGAATCAGAAAAGAATTTCTAAGTCCCGTAGGTGCCCCACTCAGGCATACCAACACCACGATCGATTTCTTCCAGACGTTTCTGGAGTTCGAACACTTTATCGCCAAACTCACTACGATCTTCATCTCGACCAGTGAAGCTACAAGCCCAAGACCAATAGCGACTAGCTGCTTTCTTATGACCTTGGTCAACAAGACGTTGCCAGACAAATGAAGATTCGCTATTCACAACAGCCCTTGCGGGGTTCGCAATCTGCTCAGAAATTGCATCTTCAACTTTTTGACGAACCTCAATTTCGATCTTGTCCATGATTTGTTCCTCATCCAACACAATTTCATTGTATCGGGTTTTAGAGCCTCGTCTACATAAATATCCGAGAAGTCTGCAAACTTAAAAGGTTTTTGATGGAATATCCAGTTGACTTAGTCAAGTTACTAACAAATTTACCAGCATCTTTCAGTTTCATAGCCAGTATTGTTATACTAGTTTTAGGTCTTTGGTTGAAAGTCAAGAAAACTGACTATGAAGGGAAAAAATCCGAGAGCGACATTCAGGTCGCTCGGGTAGAAAGCCTGATGAGGCAGATCAATCTTCTTAGTGAAGAACTTGATAAGACCAGAAACCAACTAGCTGATCTCCACAGGCAAAACCTAGAACTCATGCTTCAACTCCGTGAAGCTAACAAGAGAATAGGCCAACTAGAGATTGCACTAGAAAAAGCATCAGTTGGCATTCAAAATGACATTTGACGTCTTATGACTTGCCTCCAAGGCAAGTTTAGCCATCAGGAACTGAAATTTTAAAATCCTAGGATAAACTTCAGGATCAGCAACCTTTTCACCATACATCTCAATCATCTTTTCGATGATCTCATCTACAGTGAAGATGGGTTCAGGTTTGGCATTGACAATTTCAACGGGCGGAAAAGAACTTATTCTATTCATGGTCTTCAAAATGCTTGTTCTTCATCTCTCGCTTTTTGTCTTTATGTTTGCCTGCTTTCTTGGTCACAGCAAACACCACTAGAAAGTTCCTTTGCTTAGGAACTTTGATCTTGATGGTTTCCTTCTTTTTCCTAGCCATGGCTTGATCCAAAAAATTCCACAGTAACGTCTTAGGGTTTGTAATTACGAACTTTACGTTTTTCTTTGAAATCAGAGATGAGCATTCCAACCAAGCAAACAATCCCAACAACGGCACACAGAACAACGCCGTCGTTCCATTTGCCTGGTTCTTGCATCCACAAGATGAAATTCTGAAACATCTCAAGTTCCCCTTGTCTGTTGATGACTAAATTTTATCAAAGAATCAGAGCATGTCTAGAATTTTTAGGCCTATTTTTTAACCTAACCCCTTCTCATCTTTGAGACATTGACTGCTTCTTCATCAGAGAAGACTGGTACTAGATTAGATTTGTGCATTGCAGCAATGCCTTTGATTTTGTTGCCTGTATATCTCATAGGCTCTTTAAGAGCAGCTACTCCAAGTCCAGTATCTAGGCTAGGAAACCTACGAGGATCCCTACCTGGTGGGTAGGTAAAAGTGCCACTGAGCAACTCATAAGAGGAAGATCTGGGCTTTTTGTCCGCACCATATTTTA